GGGTATCATTCTTCTGATGTGATGCTCTTATCAGGTGATAAAAGCAGGAAGAGGCATGAGATATTTGTATCCTTCAAGTCTGCAAGTCGGACAACTTCGTGATCGTCGGTCGGAGCATTCTCGACCCACATCTGCTCAGCACGAACCCCTCGAAAGTACTCTCCGTCAGGGTAAGTGTCCTCGTCATCGTAGAGGTGCGGGCCACTGGAGCCTACCCATACTTCTTGCTCGCTCACTCGTTCTCCTCATCTTTGGTCAAAATTTGACCAAAGTCATGGGCGGGGTCAAAAGTAGCATCATCACTACAGTCCACGCCCAAGTAAATTTCCCTCATACAAGGCTTCTCCTCAACCCGAATCAGTATCCACAGACTCGGGTCGTAAGGATCTATCATTCGCCCTAGGGGCGGGGTCAAAAACCCCTCTAATATGTTGGAGAGGTTGGGAGAAGGACTTATAGAGTCCGTGACCCCGCCCAGGAAGCAGACTCAGGCCCTCTTCCCACCTCATACTGCGAGCCTCCACCCTTCAATCGGAGGTTCGTAATCCAGCTCGGCAAACTCCTCCTCGGAATCCTTTGAGTAATCCCCTGGGTCAAAGTAGTAGTCGAGCTCGTCCATAATCTTGGTAATGTAGGCCGTAGCATCCATCACATCCCAAAGCTTGGAGCGAGGAAACCAACGAAGCTGGGCCTCAAGCACTCCACAGCACTTGGGGTTGTGGTAGATGTAACCCAACTTGTAAAGTGGTGCCAGCGTAGCGACACGTTCTTCCTTCTTCGCCACGGCACGAAGTTCGAGGTAATGAGGGAAGATCCCCCGAATCCTCATCTCATTCTCGATTGGTTGACTGATGAACTGATGGAGGGAGGTAACCTCCACTGCAAGAATCATTGAGTTGAATAGGACGACCTGGGAGAACATCTCCTCGTAGAGTTCGTCCGGCCTCACCTTCCCATGAAATACTTCTCGCACAAAGATTTTGTGCGACTCCCTATCAACTCCAATAGTCACCACAGCACTCTCCGCTGAGTGCAATTGAACCGTCTTAGCAGGGTCAACAATAGTAACATTGAGCAGCCTTCGGGCAGGGATCCTTTCAGTGACTGCTTCACCTTTTTCATCCTTCTTGATGATTTCCAGCTCCTCGTGGTAGTCATTGTACTGCTTGAAGTACTCATCCTTGAACACAGCGTCTTGGGTGGAGATTGGAATATTCATTCGCTCCATGTAGAAGAGGTCCATCAAGCCCTTCTCGCGATGCTCTTCAACTTCCGCCCTAATCTCCTCCGTGGTCATGTAATTAGGGTCGAACGTCTCGTAGTTCTCGTTACAAATTGCGAGACGGACCGACCGCCACTCACTCGCCTCCATCAAGGTTTCAAGGAGTGAATCCTCGTGCTTGATGGTGTCAATGTAGATGAACGTTGCTGGCTTACCGTACTTATCCTCGGTCTTGAGAACGTCGGAGAAGAACCACTCCTTTAGCTTGGCCCTGTTGTTCTCATTACGAATTTCCTCTTTGTCCTCCAAGTCATCAATAATGATAAGGTCCGGCCGGTGCCCAGCCCAGTTGAGCCCACGTACCTGCTGCCCAGCACCACGCGGTAACACGAGTGTGTTCCCGAAGGCTACCCAGGCGAGTTTGCTAAACGAGTCATCAAGGCCCTGAGCCTTGGATGTCTTAATATCCCCGAAGAGTTTCCTAACCATCTCGTTGGAGCGCAACTCCCTTTTAATATTCTCCGTCTGCATCTCCGCAAGCGTAGCACTTGCACTAATGTAAACGATGAAGTGAAAGTCCCGAAAGAGAATCCCTTTACTCGCAACGGCTCGAGCAATCGAAGTCTTCCCAATGCCACGAGGCGCGGCGATAGCCTTCTTCACCGACTCCTCATCATCAATCACTTCGAAGATCTTATCATGAAGGATGGAGAAGGGAGCGTTAAAGGTCTCTGGGAAGAGCATTTTGCAAAAGACCTTCGTCGAGACGTAGGACTTCGCAAGCAGTTCCTGAACAATAGGGTCCTCTTTCGGTAACATGTTACTTCCGCTTCCTCTTCTTTCCTCGATAAAGGTCCCCACCAGGCTTCAACCTCTTTGCAAGGGCCTTCCTCCTCGGGGTGCACGTTGACTTAGTCATGGGAGTGCAGTAGCCCTTATGCTTCGGATTGATGGCCTTTTGGAGGAACTTCCTGGTTTTCTTCCTGGCCAACCTCAGTTACCTCCATCCTTACTCACCGCTGGAATATCCTCGGTGAGGCCGAGCAAGTAAAGAAACAGCCCTGTGATAAAGTCGTCTACGGGATTCTTGGTTTTCAATGCCTTCTCATGCAAGTCCGTGAAGAACCTCGTGAGCTCCTTCTTCAACGCAGGGCTGACAATCGGCATCACTGCGGCGAGGATTCTCGCCATCCATTTAAGTGCCAGTTCCCAAGTCATTTTTTCTTCCTCCTCTTCGCGACAGTTCTCTTCCTCTTCACCTTCTTAGCAGGAGGGCAGTTTCCCAGCCCTCTTCCAGTCCTCGGGCCCTTACCCCGTGGCCCTGTTCCATCGCGCAAGGGCATTTTCTACTCCTCTGGAAGAGGTTTAAGATTTTGGAGTTTGCGCTCCAACTCATCGAGGTCCACGGAGGAAGGATCCTCCGCAAAAGCGTGGACGATGTTAAGGATATCCTCAAAGTGTCCGGAGAGGATTCCTACCATGTTAAGGATTACCTCGAGAACTCGTTCGTATTTTTCGAAGTCATTCATTTAATCACCTCCAATCGCCGCAAGAGGTCCATCAACTGCTGGGTTGTAGTAGTAAACTCCATTACGGCTTTGTCATAAGCCGCTGGCTTCTGCCCAGTCGCTTCCCAAATCTGCAGAAGGTTCACGTAGAGGATTGTCGCACTTCTTGCGGTGTTCCAGGCCTTAGCAGCTTCGGAGTAGGCCCCCGCAAGGACTGGGTCCTGAGAGTCCTTCATTTCCTCAATCACTTGTCGGGTGAATGTTAAGTTGCGAAATGCAACATCCGCTGCAACAGAGGCCTTTCCAAGTGGCCCGCCAGACGCACACGAGGAAAGCGCTGCGAGCATTACTAAGACCACAATTAACCTATGGTCAAATTTTGACCAAAGCTGACGTCTCATCTTTTCTTCCTCCTTCTTTTACGTTTACTTGATTTGACCGTCTTCACCTCACCGGCGTAAGACTTCCCACCAAGGTAGCAGACGTGCATGTACTTTCCCTTCTTGGGCTTAATCGTCCTAACACGCCCGCCCCTCTTAACGCAATTAAGAAATGCCTTAGGCATCTTCGACGCCTCCATAAGATGGAATTTCCATGGCAAAGAACTCCTCGATCGGACGATACTCGCCTTCCTCATTCCTCCACCACATCGCTCGACGATCTGTCGAGGAAAGTGGACGGTTATCAAGGTGCAGTCCCGGGCTCTTCCAAAACGGATAAACACCGACTCCCTTCCAGTTGAACCTCAAAGCGATCAGCAACTGCTTGATCACCGGCAGAGGTCGATGCGTCTCCGCATCACGAATTACTAAATCAAACGCCCTTCCCCTGTAGTGCCAGGAGTTGGGCGCGTGACCTTTCTCATCGAAATCTGCGTTAATCGTAATGACGGCTTGACCGTCGATTGAGTCCCTCATTGCATCGAGTAACCTTAAGGCGTCGGGGTTCAACTTGTCAGGATGGTGGAACTCCTCTGGGCGAAAGTGCTTCAAGGAGCGCCAAATTCTACGCGTCAATTGTTACTCCTCCCGCCTTCGCCCGACGCTTAAGTTCCTCAATTTCCTCGGAGGTGAAATGTGCATGAAGGTGCATGTTCTGGACATTCTTCTGTGCTGGATAACCCGCGCGGTCAAGCCACTCCGATGCAACTTTCACTCGAAGAGATGGCGATGCAAGTTCTCCCAACGTCCCCTCCTGCCCATCCAGTACCTGCTCAAGAATCTTCAACGCCTTAGGCGCCTTCATCTTAATTTCCTTCGCCAGGTCAATCGCCGAGGCATCCCTCGCACCCTCCATCAATCTGAGCCTCTCCCTAATCATCGGGGAGTTCCTCGTATAACTCACCATCGCCGGAGTCACACCGAGACGTTCCGCAATCTCCACATTCTTATATCCCAACAAGATGAGCCTCGCAATCTCCTGATGCCTGTCCCAGATCCTCCCAACTTGGAACGTCCTCCGTTTGGAAGGATTCCTCCTCCCATCCCTGAAGCGTTCCTCAGAAAGCTGGAAATACTTCTCTCGATTGACCGACATTATTCCACCCTCCATTACCACATTAACATATTTTGTGGTAGAAGTCAACCTACAAATTGGTGGAATTAATCCGCCTCGGACGGCAACTTCGTTGCCCTTTGGTCAGAATTTGACCACAGTGTCAATGCCCTCGGCATTACGTCCTCGACGTCCTTGTGGCAAATTGTGGTTTTATGAAACTTAGACGTAATCTGAAACTTCGTCTCCCGCGGTAACTACATGCCGCCTCCCCCATTGAGTCCCATGACGTCTCATGACGCCACGAACGGACGCCACCACGTCAAACTTGACAAACATCACGTTTTGTGTTATGATGATGCTGTCATTGAATGATGATGACATGCTCATTGACATCATTGGCCTAGGGTATTGGGTGACCTAGCACCACGAAAGGCGTGGAATGAAGGGGGTTGGATATGAAACAATTCACGTTACATGAGGTCATTACCACAAAGGCCGGACTGAGTCCATATAAGGGGTCGCCGGAGTCTAAAACGTTCACGTTGAAGATCAACATTGCCAACTTGACGGCCGCGCAAATCGAGGATGCATTAGCATCTAAATTCCGAATCACGTGGCAAAACACAAACCGCAACCGATATGACGATCTCACCGACGGTGATGTCATTGAATACACACCTTACGTCAAAGCAGCACGTGTCCGTGAGATGACACCGGATGAGATCGTTGAATACCTCAAACATCACCCTGAATTGATTGACAGGGTGAAAAGCAGCTAACAATTAAACCAATTCCACGCCTTTCGTTTAGGTGGCCTTCGTGCCACCTTTCTTTTTTGCCTACTCAGCGATCTAGGCATTGTTCACCTATGGTCAAATAATGACCAAAGCAACGGCAACATAGTTGCCACCAAAGGTGGCATTAACTTGAAAAATGTCAGCCTGTCAGCGTGTCAACGTGTCAGCCATCACCCCATTCCATTCAAAATGTGTTGGACAGAGCAGGAGTTTAATTTAATTAGTATTTATATTATTATACTATTATATATATATATATATATTACTAATATATAAAAATATTATTAGATAATAATAAAACTAAATAAACTCACTCTAACACTCTTAACACCTTCGGTCAACGGATTTTGGGGAACAATGGGTAATGGCTGACAGGCTGACGGGCTGACACCGTCAAGGACGGTGGCGAGAGTGTCGGTTGCCTTATTGACAAGTTCGTTGAGTTGTGGTATAATGGTGGTAATAATGGTGAAAGGAGGTGATGAAATGAGAAGGGATTTAATAGTTCACGCAAGGACTACCCACGTAGCCCTAGCAACGCTAGTGAGATATGCCGAGATGCAGGGACAAGTCCCTAAGTCCAAAGCTGCAGTGATATCTCACGTGGTTGAGCTGGCCGCTGAGTGGGTGAAGTCGAAGATCGACGTGGAGTTTACTACGAGCAGCGCTCGTGAGTATCTCGACAAAGTTCTGCCAAAGGCAGGTGTTGTGTTGCCGAGGAATCTCTACCAGAATCTCCTCGAGGAGGATTTGGTGGAAGAGAGACGCTCGGACGAGGAGATCGAACGAGCAGTACGTGAAGCACTGTTCAAGAATAGGAGGAAGTGAGATGGGTTGGATCTTGATTGGAATTCTGTTTATTCCAGTAGGACTGGCATGGCTGTTCTACTTCGTGATTTGCCCAATCCTTGCAGTGATGGAAGCAATAGATATGATCTGGGGAGGAGGGAAATGAAGTTCTCACTGGGAGTCCTGGGAGTTCTAATGACTACGCTCGGCGAGCCACTTATACGTTTGGCAGGAGTGCTGGTTCTTGGCGTAGTCTTGGTGATGCTAATTATGGGAGATGAGTTATGAGCGGACGGAAGATTGATTGGGAGGAGGTTTACTTCCTCCACTCCCATGGCTGGAGTGCTCAGGAGATCGCGGATAAGATAGGATGTCATCCTAATTCCGTGTGGAACATACTATCGCGGATGGGAAGAGTGCAGTCGAAGGACTCACTTCGGTCGATTAGGGAGAGTATTGATGTGACTAAGAAGAGGATTGAGTTCTTCCTCAATCACCGCAATCCTTGTGAGTTCACATGGGAGGAGAATCTTGTTGAGTTGCTTCAAGGATTCAGGAGGCTGATTAGTAGAAAGAACGCTTTGGTCAAAAATTGACCAAAGGTTAATTACAACATCATCTTTGGTCAAAAATTGACCAGAGGTGAACAACAATGGAAGGAGGTGGAGAAAGTGAGGGAGTCAATCAAAGAAGTTTTAATCCGTCGAGACGGAATGACCTCGGAGGAGGCGGAACGCCTAATCAACGAGGCTCGTGAGGAACTTCTCACAAGGATTGAGGAAGGTGACTTCCTCGGTGCTGAGGACGTGGTGTGTGACTACTTCGGCCTCGAGCCGGATTACCTCGATGAGCTACTGCCGATGTAGCGGCGTCGCCGCCCTTATTGACATCTCGTCGAAGTTGTGTTATAATGTAATTATAAAATAAGAAAGGGGTGAATTAAATGTCAATCTACAAGAAACTGTCAGACGCCATCGAGGAAGCACAGGGAGACGAGGAAGTAACCAAGATCTTATCTTGCGCAATGCAGTCGTACCTGACACTACTCGAAAACCGAAACAATGAGGCAATAATCGAGATGTTGGAAGCAACGAGAAGACAGAGGGAGAAAGGAAATGATAGCAACTAAGGATTCAAAGTACGAACCTCGTCCAGGCCTCACCACGCTCACAAAGCGTGAGCGTCTGAGGCTTGCTGAGAAGCGTATCCATCAGTTGAAGCAGCGCAAGCACCCACTTGAACAAGAGCTCGCACACATCAACAACATGCTCACCTACTGGGAGCAAGTCCGTCTCATCGAACTCTACCACTCCACACCGATTGAGCGCGTGAAGCCTCACGAGCCTCGCAAGACTCGCAAGGACAAGGGCTTTAGGCACAAGCACGTGCCGACTTCCGATGAAGTCAAGGAGGCCTTCGAGAAGCTCAGTGATGAGGAGAAAAAGAAGGTAATCAAGCGACTGTCGAGGACAGTCACCTTTCAACGGTTTAAGGTAGGAGGGAAATGAGATGGAACTTAACGAAAAGGAACTAGTCAGTCCTAACGACTTGTGGAACTTCTCTCAGCGCTTGATGGGTCAGGAGCCTAGAACTCAAAGGGAGAAGGAGATGGCTCTCTTCCTCATGTCTGCTTCGATTCATCGCTCGGTTCTCGCTTCGGCGACACGATTACTCAATAGAATGTACCATCTCAACATCGACGAGGAGACTGAGAAGGAGATCATTAACTACTGGAAGACTCACACCTGGAGTGACTTCCTTAACAGTAGGCCGTGGAAGTGTGAGTAATCCCACAAATTTGTAAATTGACAACTTACACAACTCATGGTATAATGATGTTAATAATAAGAATTGAAAAGGGTAAGAAGAAATTGATAAGGCTCCCTTTAATTCATTCCAACCTTCCTTTCCAAGAGGCGCTCAGCCGGCGCCTCCCGTCTTCTTTTATTCCAAGTTATTCCAACAACTTGTTGGCCTCGCCAACAAAGGAGGTGGTGTTATGAACTGAGTCGGTAAGAAGAGGAACAAGGCCAATCAACTCATAACGTCTAACAAGGAGTAAAAAAATGCAGATTACAGCAAAGAAAGGTGATAAGTCCGCTACCATCGAGTATGACTTCGGAGCGAACCTCCAGGAAATGACCGAGAAGTTCGGTGAGGACGTGGTCTACACGAATGCCCGTAAGAGCATGGTAATCACGGCTCAGGCTGGAATGAGACGCTACCTCGAAGCCGGCCTTGACGAGGCCACTATTCAGGAGAAGCTCTCCGCTTGGAAGCCTGGTGTACAGATTGCTCGCACTACCGACCCTGTCGCCGCGCTGATGAAGAGCTGGGAGAAGATGGACGACAAGCAGAAGGCCGAGATCCTGGCCAAGCTCAAAAATCTCAAGTAGCACAACAGAGGGTGGCCTCGTGCCACCCTTTCCTTCTAACATTAAACCCACAAAGAAGGGGTAAAAGGATGGAAAAGGAACTAACTTTAGGAGGAATGCAAGAATTCCTCCGAGCTATTAGAGATGAGTACCTTAAGAAGGTCGCCCAGATTGATGTTCTTCTCGAACTGGGAGACGCCATGATTAAGAATGGCCACAGCCCTGACGAAGTCCTTGCCGAAGGGGTCGACCTGGAGGATCTCCAATGACTTGGCGAGAACAGAAACGAAAGGGCATCATGCTTTGCTATCCGTTCGAGGAGCGAAGGCTGAATAAGTGGGAACCTCCTTACATTGTCCAGCCTAAGTTGGACGGCGAACGCTGCCGAGCAATCTGTACCGGGGGTCAGTGGATTCTGCTCTCCTCCGAGGAGAACCACATCCTCAGTGTTCCTCACATCGTAGGGGAATTGATCTCCACCTTTGGTCAAAATTTGACCATAGAGCTCGACGGTGAACTCTACTCCCACGGTCTCCCATTCGAGGAAATTCACTCTCGTGTCGGTCGTACGAGGAATCTTCATGATAGGTTTGAGGACATCGAGTATCACGTCTTC